CCGGCAATTCCCCAGTGAGTGCCTGAACCCACCCCAGCGGAAGCTGCGCGACTGGCGCGCGAGTTCACCGATCTCCCCACTTTCGTGCAGGGCCTGGAGATCCGCCACAAGGATGGCACCTTGGCCGGCGCCCAGTGGTCACCCTCCACCGAGAAGTTATGGCGGGCGATTCGGGCGCAGGAACTCGCCGGTAAGCCCGTTCGTGTCGCTGGCCTGAAGGCCCGCCGCGTCTGGTTTTCTGCCACATGCAGCGCCTACGTGTTCCGCCGCACCGCGTTTCTGCCCGGTCAGAGTTCGTGGGTCTTCGCGCACGTCCATTCCTCGTGCCAGGACATCTTCGGGTACTATGACGGATTTGACAAGTCGTACCATGGCGCCGTCGCCAAGTTGCCGACCACGCGCCGGTTGCGCCCGAGTCAATCCAGCCCTGGTCGGCTGGAGTTCGAGGGCGGCAGCTACATCCAGACGGCGACCGCAGGCAACGTGGACGTGGGCCGGTCTACCTCAATCCGGCACCTGGTTCTGGACGAGTTCGCCTTCTACCGGGACGCGCCCTCCCTGATGACTGGCGTGATGCCGTGCGTACCGGACGACCCCGACACCACGATAATCGCACTAAGCACGGCGAACGGGGTTGGTGGGCCGTTCTATGACCTGTGGCGGCGCACCGTCGAGGGCGGGACGGACTGGGCGGGTGTCTTCTTCGCCTGGTGGGAGCACCACGAGTACCGGAAACCATTCGAGTCCCTGCGGGATGCGGCGCGGTTTCAGGATAGCCTGACGCGGGAAGAGGGCGACCTTCAGAAGCTCCACGGGTTGACCCTGGAGCAACTGAACTGGCGCCGATGGGCCATTACCAACAAGTGCGAAGGCAGCCTGACGCGGTTCCACCAGGAGTACCCGAGCACGCCGGAAGAGGCGTTCATCACCAGCGGGCGCCCCCGGTTCGACCTGGGCGCCCTGGGGCGGCAACCGATCATCCGGGATCCCTTGGCGGGCGAGCTGGAGCGGCAGCGTATCGGGACGCGCGAGGTGCCCCTGTTCGGACCCAGGGCGGATGGTCTCGGTTGCCTGCGCATCTGGAAACGGCCCGTACAGAGCCACGTCTACAGCCTGGGTGCCGATCCCTCCCAGGGCATCGACGTGGGCGAGGAGTTGGGCACCAGCGACCCGGACTACTCGGTGGGGTGTATGCTCGACGCGGACACCGGCGAGCAGGTGGCGGTCCTGCGAGAGCGCCTGACGCCCTCGGCCTTTGGGGAGTATCTGTGCTCCTTGGGTGAGTGGTACAACTGGGCGTTCATCGTCCCCGAGGCGGTGGATCCCTCGCTCGTTCAGGAGATCCTGCGGCTCCAGTACCCCATTCGCAGCGTGTACCTGCGTAACCGGGCGGCTGACGACCGGCGCCCGCCACTGCTCCAGCACGTCGGATTCAAGACCGACACGGTGTTCCGGCCGCAACTGATCTCCGGTCTCGAACGCGCCCTGCTGGATGGATCCGTGATTGTCCGCGACCCGATCACGCAGCAGGAGCTCCATACGTTCGTCTACCGCTCCAGTGGCCGCGTCGAACATCAGCCGGGTTGCCACGATGACTGCGTGTTCGCCTTGGCGCTTGCGGTGGTGGGCCTGGGCGCCATGCCGCGGGTGCAACTGCCGAAGCGTGTTCAACCCATCGTGCGGTACGGGAGAAAGTTCCCTGTCGCGCGGCAATTCCCTCAATGAATGGGGGCGGCAAGACTATGAGTCCAGCAAACTCTGAGGATGTCCCATGGGACAGGAGGGCTCCAACCAGTTAGCCGCGCCCAGGAATGCCAATGCATCTCAAGTTGAGTGAAGCGGAGTTGATCCGACTGGGGAACCGGGTGGCCGAGGACGTTCGCGGCGCCCGCGACGATCACGACGAACGCATCGAGCGCTTCCGGCGGTATCACCAGAAGTGGCGCAACCGGGTGGACGCGCCCGCGGCCAACGAAGTGGACAATCCGAACTTCTCGGTTCCGCTGCTCCAGTGGCAGGTCTACTCAAAGTGGGCCGCCGAGATGAACGCCCTGCTCGGGGACGACGCCGAAATCGTCGCAGTCCCCACCGGGCCGAGCGATCAACGCGTGGTCCACAAGATCGGGCGGTACATGACCTGGCGGATGTTCTCCAGCATGGGGATCACCAACGCCCTGACCGCCTTCGAGTTCCGAAAGATCCTCTATGGCCGGAGCCACGCCTACACGCCTTGGGTGAAGGACACCTATCAGACCGACGAAGGCGAGCAGGTCTGGTATGACGGGCCGGGCTTCTTTCCGCTGCGCCCCGACGACTTGATCCTGCCGGCAGAGACCCGCGACAGCATCCAGGATTTCAGCTTCGTGGTCCGGCAGTATCGCGTCACGCCGCAGGAGCTTCTGGACGGCGAGCACAAGGGCCTGTACACCGGGATCAGTGAGGACTTCCAGAAGATCATCGATTACGCCCGGCGCGCCCCGGAGCGCGAAGCGGAGGGGCAAGAGGTTCGGGCCGAGGAGGACTTGGCCGAGGGCGTCAACTACGAGGGGGGCCAAGCGCGGCGCAATTCCCTGCTCTGCCTGGAATGGTTCGGGCGGTGGCGGCTGCCGAAGGGCGAAACCGACGCCGGCGAGGACGATCTGAAGGCGCGGGCGGAGGACGAGACCGAACTGGTCGTCCGTTACCTGCCGGACCTCGAAAAGGTCATCGGGGTCATTCCGCTCATTGCGTTGTACCCGAAGATGCGGAATCGGCGCCCGTTCGTCGAGGCCGCACTGGTCAAGGACGGTTCCTACTGGTCGCCTGGGTTCGGAGAACTCCTGGAGTCGATCGAGGACGAGGCCACACAGAACCACCGACTCTTCACGAAGGCTGGCTGGTTGAGCGTCGCGCCGGTACTGTTCTACCGGCCCGGTAGCGGCTTCGATCCGGACACCTTCAAATACGAACCCGGGACCGCCATCGCCAGCGACAACCCGCAAGACGTGAACGTAGTGCAGATGCAGGCGAATCTCCAGTATCCCATCGCCAAGGAACAAGGCCTCAAGGCGTATGCCGAGATGGTTACCGGGGTGTCGGATCAGTCCATGGGGCGGGCGATTGACCGTCCAAACGCCCCTCGCACGGCCGCCGGCCAACTGGCGTTGCTCGAGCAGGGCAACATCCGGGCCAGCCTGGATATTCTCAGCTTGCGCGAAGATTTCGGGGCGCTGGCGGCGCACCTTTGGATGTTGGACACCCAGTTCGCACCCGAGTCGCAGTTCTTCAGGGTCACCGAAGAGGACGCCAAGGGCCTGTTCGAGACCTCGCAGGGTGGCGCGAAGATTACGGCGCAGGAACGCGGCGGCCGGTTCGACTTCCGCATCCGGTTCGCCACGTCGTTCTGGTCGCGCGAGGCCAACAAGGAGCGGGCATTGGTCCGTTACCAGCTGGATCTCCAGAACCCGCTCATCAACATGAACCCGACGGCGTTGTGGAAGGTGACCGCCGCAGTGCATAAGGCGCTGGGGGATGAGAACTTCGCCGACCTGGTGCCCGAGCCGCCCGAGATGGATGCCCCGAAGCGGCCGGCGGAGGAGTGGACCCTGTGCCTCCAGGGAGAGGACTTCCAGCCGAACCCGGCAGACCAGGATGACCTGCACTTGCTCGACCACACGCGGCGCGTCCAGGAAGCGCAGCGGGACCCGCAGGCTGACTTGGATGCCGTGGCCCGCATGGTGTTGCACATCGCGGAGCAACAGCAGCAGAAGCAGCAGAAGATGCTCATGGCCGCGCTGACGCAGAAGCTGGCGCAACAGATCGGGCAGCAGGTGGGCGGGCAGGCGCAACCTGGCGGGGAACTGGGCGGCGGCGGTTTCGCCCCGCCTGGGGGGGGACAAGATGCCTTGGCGGGCCAGTGACGCAAAGCGGCACACCCGGAAGGCGGACACGCCGAAGGAGCAGGCCACGTGGTCGCGGATCGCCACCGACCTGCTGGCTGGCGGTGCTAGCGAGGGGAGTGCGATTCGCCAGGCCAACGCGGTGATTGCGGGCACGGCCCGCCACCCGAAGAAGCGAGGAAAGAAATGAGCGACCCGGGCCAGGCGCAACATGACCGGGACGAGTTGGAGCGACTGTTGGCCAGCGAGGGCTGGGCGCTGGTCATGCGTCGCATCCGCGAGACGTACGACCAGAAGGTGCGGCAAATCCTTGGCGACGCTGACCCTGCCGAAACGCAACGGCTTCGCGGGTTCCTCCAGGGCCTCAAGTGTGCCAGGGACATCCCGGAGATCATGAGGGACGAATGCCGACCCGCGGCCAAGGTCTGACCATGGCCGTCGCCCCGCCCTTCATCCTTATGGTGCGCTGCCACTACTGCTCGCAGCAGCGGTGGCCCTCCGAAATCATCTACATGCCGAAGGGTATGGGGTGTTGCCTCCGGTGCTACGAGTGGAACGCGCACGCGATCAAAATGCTCTCGGCTGGCGCCCCCCCGCCGGGGTGCCAGGAGTGCGGAATCACCTTCGCCGAACTGGAGAGGCGGTCGCCCGGTGGCAATACCAGCATGATGCTTCATCGGAAGGATGACATCTACCAGATTCTCTGCCGGCGGTGCTCGGACGCCTACTTCCCAAAGCGTCGAGACCTCTACGGGCAGACGATCTTCGGCCACGAGAGGGGCCTACGGTGAGCGAACTCAACAAGGGCGAAGCGGACGACCCAAAGGCGCAACCTGCCCAGGTTGCCGATACCGATGCCGGCGATGGTGACCAGGGTGAACAGGCCGACACGAAACCGCCCAAGTCGGCGAAGCCACCCGACGAGGTGAAGCTGAGCCGGAAGGAGCACGAGGCGCTCCTGAAGCGCATCGACGAGGCCGAACAAGCCTCCCGGTACTGGCACGAGCAGACGAAGGCGAAGCCGGAGGCGGAGGCGGAAGGGAAGCCCGAGTCGGAACCCGATGACGATGAGGTGAAGGACGACACCACGGACAAGTTCATCGACGACCTGAGCAAGTCGGGCATCGCGGCGCTGGTCCGGCGGGGCGTGCTGACCAAGAAGGCGGCCCGCGAGATCATCGAGAAGGAAGCCCGGAAGATCGCCCGCGAGGTGGCGCAAGAGGAAGTCGGGGCGGCGAGCAAGCGGTTGACCACCGACGCC